CTCAAAGGTGTAGCCGTTACCCATTGAGGAGAACTTCTGGTACCGAATTACTGTACCATCAGTAAGAACGCCAACTGGCGAACGGCACTGCTCAAGTGCCCACCACCAATCGTTAGGAAGGAGAAACTCTACTAGACTAAAGGAAACGGTATCGCTAGCCATGGAAAGATCCACGGTCGCGAGGGAGCCGTCTATGCTACCCAAACGGGCAGCATTTTGGTTATTCCTCTGATCGTTCAAATCAACTCCAACCGACTTAAGTTTCCGACGAATCACGCTCCCGATCCCTTTTTGAATGTAAACATTCATACAGGGCTCTTTCGCAATGGTTCTATCGGTCTTAAAATTCTTAGGAACGGTAATAACGCTGTTCCCTGGAATCACTGTTACCAGATCATCTGGGGTCCCTCCTCGAGAGAGGACGTTATGTTTCCACAACGAGTTCATGCGAATAGCGCACGAAGCTAGGGCAGCGTTGCCTGAGGTGCTTTCTGGTTTACCAGAATATTTATGGGCAGCATAGCTCTCGGAACGGCGTAGGCGGGTTGTACCGCCCGGGCCGTGACCGAAGAATTTCGCACACTCATCCCAAGAGAACGTCCCCAAGAGTTCCCATATACGCCTCCTAACACAGACCCAAAAAGGGTCGTATTTGAAGGTTTTAGGTATTATCTGGTTAGTCTCAAGACACAAGCGTTCGGCCTCGTGGAATCGCTTCCACGTAGTCTCCTCTTTTATTGGCGACGGTTTCCCGTCATCGTATTTTGAGAAGACCTCCCTCAGCAAGAGGGACCCTCGCGCAGCCTCTAAACTAGAAAAGTCTAAAGGAGTTTCACGACCAAGAACGCCGACAGGAGAAATTCCTGTGACGGTGGCGAGTAGCGAGAGAAATCTCTCATTGCTGAAACCGATACCAGCACCGATGTCGCGTTTACGCGTCATATAGATACCTCTTAAGGTAGGTGTTGAACTCAAGCCAAGGGCTAGAAGCCCAGGAGGTTAATCGCTTTGCCCCAAAGGCTAGGCTGGTGGATCAAAAGGAGGAGTATAGAAAACCTCCAAACCCAAACCAGCCAGTCCTCGGGAGTTTTACGACGCCGGTCCATGACCAGCTAGTAAACAGGCTCGAGGTTTTCCACGGAAGTACGAATCGTGGCATGTGACAGTGTGTTAATCACATACGTCAGATTGTCATCCCGT